GGGCGGCGTTCATTTATTCAATTTCAATATTTCAATCAGGATTTGCACCGGCAGCAAAAGCAATAAAAGAATTAAATACACGCTTTCACCGCCTTTCAACCAACGCACACCCAAACAAAAGCGGGATTATATTTCCGGCCTTTATAGGGCTTTACCGTGATATTACAAAAGCAATTTGCAATCCCTTGCGCCCATGTTTCATAGCGTATAAACGCTTGTACCGTATCCGGGGATACAAGATAGCAGCTTGCGCCGCCGTGCTTTTTCCTTGCGTATACCATGCTTTACACCCCCGTTAAAATACCGTATCAACAACAGTTAGAATTGTTATCCATAGATCAATATATTGTGTGCTGTATCCGGTATAATCGCCCTTGTCAAACTCTGTTTTGCCCGTGATAACATAGCCAACTTGTTTTACGCCCCCATTTGATAGATCAACGAACATTTCCGACTTGTTTTTAATGGCATTTTTGGAAATGTTAATATAATGCTTTTCTTCCACCCGTTCCCGATAAATTTCAAGCGCATTTTCCACGCTATCCGCATTTATACGCATATCCGAAATAATACCGCCGTCAATGTACCACTTTTTATTGTTGTATTCTTTCATTGTTGCCGTTGTTTTGAAAATGTAATTCATAATTAAACCCCCATTCTAATACATTCATCAAGCGGAATTTTATACCCATGCACCCGGAAAAATGCGCTATCTTTACCATTTGCGGGGTAGTAGATTTTACAGCGGTGGAACGCTTTACCGCCGCCCCATGCACCGGAAACACAATAAACATAATCGTTAATGCCGTATTCAATGCCCTTGATTTCAAGGCCATTCAAGCCGCTATAATAGGCGATACTTTCCCGGCTTTCGCAATATTCCCGTTTATTCATGATTGCAAACCCCCTTTATAAAATCCCTTGCAAGGCTTTTCAGGCTTTCCCGCTGCTGTTCATAGGAAAGGCTATAATCATAGCGGATTTTTTCGGCCTGTTCTTCCACGGCTTTCACCTGTTCATAAGTGGGGCGGATATTTCCGAAAGGGGCATACCCGGTTACAATGGCAACCCCGCCGCCCATATCGTAAATATCAGCCGCCCACCCTTCCCGGCGTTGTGTATAGGCAACCGGGCTTTCATAATTCAAAAGATACTGTAAACTACAATAGGAAACACAAATAATTGTGGAATAACCGGCCTTTACTGCCTTTTGCGTTGTCTTAAATTTCATGTGATACACCCCTTTCAACAATTCACGCTGTTAGCTGCACGGCGTTTATACATGGCTTTCAAACTTTCGGCGGGGGTCATATCCGCCGCTTTCGGCTTTTCCATTTCTACCGGCTGCATATCCCACCACGATTTCCCGCCGCCGTTCATATCATAGAACGAAAGAAAACTATTCACATGGCGCATTGTAGTAGCAGAATAACCGCCCCACATACGAACGAACCGCCCCGCCGCCGTGATACGGCAAACAAAAGTATTATAAGAGTGTAAAACTTTTTCGCCGTTTTCCGTTTCAATGATTTTTGCCTTTCCGTAAAAACTTTTTGCCCGGTCATACCCACAAACGGGTAAATCAAAAATCTTTTTCATATAACAATCAGCCTTTCATAATATATTCCGTTCCGTTTTCCCATTTTCGGCCTTGATACGCTGAAAGCCTATTTCACCGGCCTACATGGGGAAATGTACGGGGATTTAATTTTCAAGGTGCATTTGCATTTACTGCCTTTCGGTAAATACAAGATAGCATATTTGCATTTACCTGTCAAGCGTAAATATAAAAAATAATCAAGATTTTTTGCAAATAGGGCAGCTATACAATATAAAGGGATGAAAAATATTCCCGCTTTCAGATCAGGCCGAAACCCCGGCAGCGCCCACGCCGCCCCGGTAAAACCCGCCGCCGATCAGCCGGGAAAGAAAAAGCCGCCGACCCCGGAGCGGGAGATCGGCAGCTCTATCATAGTCGCAGACCCTCGCCAGAAAGTCGTAAAGTCGTTCGGGCGAAAGTCGTAAAGTCGCTCGGCATAGTCGTAAGCCATAGTCGCAAAAGTCGTGAAAGTTGCTCAGTCCTCCGGGTCATAGTCGCTGGACGCACCCACCACATCTTCCAGATACTTCTTCTCCAAGTCCTCGGCAGGAACCTGCTCTCCGAGCTGCTGGTTGGGTGTCAACACAACCTCCTGCTTGTCCGCATAGCCCATGTTGTTCTTCATCAGGAAGATACCGGCGACCGGATTGATCTTCCCGTTCTGCATATAACTTTCCATCTGAGCGTTCAAAAGTTGATACGCCTTTTTAATTAAGTTACGGCTCTCGGGGGGTAGCGTCTTACTATCCACCCCATTTGCCCATGCCCATATCGTCTTTCTATCCACTCCAAAAGCCAATGCCATACCAGCAACAGAGGGCTTCATATCGTCCTGAGCGCACAGAGCAAAGTACATACCCATACGCTCTTTGACCTGTTCAGGTTCTCTCACATTCACATCAGGCCAGTCCATCATGACCATCGAATGTTCCAGATATTTTCTATTGTCACCCGGCTCTGTATGGACGCTCATGGCTTCCTTACGATCAGGCCGAGTGCGTTTCTTCACAATTTCATCTGCCATAGTCGTTTTCTCCTTTCAAAGTCGCCAAGGTGATAAAGGTGAGTAATCGGGTGCATTTCCCTATAACTATTTCTATATACGCGCGTATAAGAGAGAGTTATAGGCATTTATGCCTGATTACTCACCTAACTCACCTAAAATACGAAAAACAATTTTTTAAAACACGCCAATTTGAAAAAAGTCTTTGCAAAAACACTCACCTTTATTACCTTTGTCACCTAACTACCAGTCGGCATTGATGACCACTTTGTTTCCGTGGGCGAGTGCTTCCGCCACAACACTCTCCACACCGTCCCAGTTGTAGACCTCTTTCTTTACGGCGTAATCGACAAACTGCTTTGCCTGCTCGTTGTCAAGAACCATGTCCTTGCCGTACCAGTCATTATCCTTGGTACGCTTCTCATAGGGGACATAGTAACCGAGCTTTTCCAGAAAGTCGTACCAAAGCCGACCACCGCTGTCGGTGCTGGCAACATCTACCGTATTGATGACCTCACCACAATGAGGGCAACGGACATCTTTGCGTTCCATGACCGTAATATCAAGACCCATTTTCCAACACCTCCTGCGCCATCTTCACCAGCTCGACCAAATCATAGAACCGCCGAGGGTCTAACCCGGTCTGCCGCTTCACCTTGTCCAGATGATAGGTCACGGTGTTCCTGTGCATGAAAAGTTGACGAGAGACTTCACCAATATTCATGCTATGATTTGCCATCGCCACAACGATGTGAGCGTCTTCCTTATTCATGGTCGATCTCCTTTCGCAGCTCGTCATAGAGTTCCGAAAAGCGGCGGTTCCAGTGGCGCAGTCGCCAGAGGAATAGACAGCCTACAACAATCCACTCAACGGCGGCGATAGTTGTCAGAATGTCACTCATGTCCTATGCTCCTTTCTCGCAAAGCGGTTGAGCAACACGCTCACGGTGAGCTGACCAATCCTGTTCACATAGGGGCAGTTGAAAAAGTCAGGGAGAGGAACGCTGTTGCCGAGGTCGATGACCAGATCACGGGTGTTGTAGGAAATGTCCTTCGTGATAGTCGGCGTGGCGTAAATCACCACATCACGGTTCATTGTGGCCTGCAAGAGACTCTTGGTTTTGGAGTGCGCCACCGTCACAGTTGCATTACCGAGGGTGAGGTATTTTGCCAAGTTCTGAACAGCGTGACCCCGGCCTACAATGGTAATGTCCTTAGCATGAACCAAGTCCAACGCAAGCAGGAGCGCCAAAGTCGCCTGAGACACCGATGACATTCCCTGTGAGTAGGAGTGGTCAATGTCAACCTCAGCGGTGAGCTTAATGTCAGACGGGACGGTTTCTCTGTCCACTACCACGGCCTTGTACGGAGGGCAAGGGTACTGAGTGAGGTCACAGTCAATGCCTAACAGGTCAGCCTTGCGCTTGACCGCTTTCAGAAATACGCTCTCGTAGGAACCCAACAACAGCAATCTGCCGGTAGGGTGGAAGCGGGTGGTTTCCTCGTCCAAGGTGGCGGAAAGCGTTTTGATTTGCTCCATTACATCATTCATGGTACTTCTCCTTTCTTTCGAAGTCGTGGAGGGCAATCATCTTTTCACGGGTGAGCTTGTCAACCACCCGACCGATCTCCGAGTAGCCGCAGACCGCCGCCAGCCGTTCGAGGTTGCCCTTGGTCTGCGCCGTGACTACGATGGAAATACGGCGAAGGTTCTTTTTCTCAGTCTTCATCGCTTTCCTCCTTGTTGCCATGAATGGTAGCAGAGATGAAAGACTGCAAGAGAACAAAGGCTTCCTCTTTGGTCGCACCCGCATTGAGTAGCGCCCTGTAAAAATTCAGAGACATTTCAGCCAAAGCACCAACGGCGTTTAGCAACTCTCTCACAGCATCATTATTCATCGTCCTGTTCCTCCACGAAAATCGTTCCCTCGAACCCTTCCGCTCGACCGAGAAGTCTCCACAGTCCCTCGTCCTGTTCACCGCAGCAGGGGCAGGATTTGGCGGCGATTTTTCCGAGTTTCTGAGGAAAGTTCTCGTCTTCCTCGACATACAGAAGGTGTTCGCACTTACGGCACATGAAGACGGTGAACATCGGGGGTAGTGGGATAGGCCGCTTTCGTCCACAACGATGACAGACCCACTCGTGCTTCCAGTCTTCACGAGTCATTTCATTGCCACATACACACTTTTTACTCATGTTTATCCTCCATTCGGTCGCAATCGTCAGAGATTGCACAGTCTTCACAACCTTTATAATAGAAGCAGTCCCGGCAACAGGAAATGGCAGGCATACACCGCTCGGCGTATTCTTCACAGTTGGCAACAGGGCAAGTGCCATCAACGCAGGCAACGCCCACATAATCGGGGCAGTATTCAGGTTTCATCATTGCTGTCCCCTTCCGTCAAAGCTCTTGCGAGATCGTCAATCATCTGGTGCATGACTCTATCGCCAATATCATCTTCGTTCTGACACCAGAAGGAAAATTTCAGGTGTAGCAACTCATGCACCAGCGTCTTTTCAAAATTGAACGGCACAATGCGGTCGCCGTAGCAGGCAGGGTTGATGATCTCAATACGAGCGGTCTTAATTGCTTCTGACCACTCGGTACAGCCTGCGGTATTACGCACCATCATTTCTTCGGGGTAAAGGTGGGTCAACAGCTTTATCCGCCACTCCTGCAAGCAGAGTTTCCGTTTCCACTTTTCCAGCAGGGCGAGTTCATCATTGGTGGCAATCATACTGTCACCTCTTGTTCACGAGGGAGTTTTACGGTGTTACCATCTTTCAGATCGTCAGTGCTGAGTTGATAGGACACCAACTGCATACCGTGAGCCGTGACCTCTACACCATTGAAGAACCCCGCAATAATGCCATCGGGAATATCAAGAGTAATTTTCATCACGGACGCTCCTTTACAATGCGGATTTTTCTCAGGCGTTTGCCGCACCGCTTACAGATTTCATAATTGCTCTGCCAGCGGTGAGAACCATTACGACACTTGACCTGAATGTGAACATACGGGTCTGCTGTGTGGATACCGAAGCGGCAGAGGATAGAATTGCATGAATGGTTCATTAGGACGCTCCTTTCAGTCTGAGGTTCTTGTAGACGGGGTAGCCCTGATACACGACCTTGCCGCCGTGCCACTCAGGGTGCGTTTCCATGTCGGCATTGAACCGCTTGGCAGAACAGGCAAAGTACCCGTTGGACTTGCACCAAATCTTGTATGCGTCAAACAGAGACTTCGAGCGGGTGTTGACCCCCTCAGCTTGCTCACAGCGTTCTTCGAGGAACTGCAAGCACAGATCGTTGTCACGCTCGTACTGGTTGACTACCTTCCGCATGGCGGGGGACATTTTCAGACCGAACCGCTTGTACTTGAAGTATCCGGCGACCAGCCAAGCGAAAATGCCCTGCATAGCTTCCTGTGTCTGGAACTCATTTTTCAGGTTCTTGTCCTGCTCCGCTTCGGTGAAGTGGCGGTTAAACTCAATGACCCGTACACGGTCGGAAGCGAACAGGGACTTATCGCTGACGGTGGGAAGATCGTTACAGGAAAGCCAAAGGGTGAACTGCGGCAGGAAGGTCGTGGCAGTCTCATAGAGGTTCCGGGCTTTGATTTCCTCGCCGCCTGTGAGCTGCTTGATCGTTTCCTCGTCCAGCTTGCCGTACTGGTTGCTCTCTGCCATCGTGACGAACCGCTTGCCTTTCAGAGAAGCCAGCATGGGGTTCGCTGCTTCGGCGTTCTTTGACCGCTCTGCCTTACAGATGATCGACACGGGAGACACGGAAGCATAATCACCGAGAAGGTGGTGAATTGCCGAGAGCATGGTAGACTTGCCGTTGCGGGTGGTCTTGCCGTGGAGAATGAACATACATTCTTCGTTCGCCATACCCAGCATGGAGTACCCCAGCGCCTTTTGAAGATAGTCAGCCTTGTCTTCGTCATTACAAGTGACCTCTGCAACGAACTTCTCCCAGCGGCGACACCGTGCGTCCTGCAAGGTGTAGTTGAAGTTGGTCTGCATGGTCAGGAAGTCTTTCCAGTCGTGTTCCCGGAACTCCATCTTTTCGAGGTCGAAAGTGCCGTTCTTGCAGTTGATAAGGTAGGGATTTGCGTCAAACTCCGCCGAAGCGATAGGAAGCACACTGGCAGCGTCCTTCATCAGCCGGTCACGGAAGCGCCGGTCGCCCATTTTCACGATGAACTTCATGTACTCAGAACGCCGTTCTTCATTGGCGATCTCGCCGCAGTAGAGAGCCATCAAGCGGCAGAACTCTTTGATCTTTTCAGCCACCAGCAGAGAACCCGTATCCTTGCGCCATGCTCCCTCGGAGTAGGTGAACCAGCTTTTCGCTTCGGGGCAGTAGCGGGTATCGTTCTTGTAGCACTCGGAGAACAGCTCCGCCATGCCGGACTCGTCCCACGAATATCCCGTGCCGCTGATCGGGTGACTATGCTCAGGCTGTGCTTCCTTAATTTGAAACATCACACGGGATTGAGCTTCGTCCATGATGTAGCGACCATTGGAGAGCTGAAAAAGCTCCTGATCTTCTTCGGGGGCAGTCATGATTTCATCAGCCATTTTCAGCACTCTCCTTTGCGAACTTTTTCAGGGGTTGAAGGTCGGCTCTGACCTTCTTGATATACTTCTCTACGATGGACTCAACCTCGTAGTGGGTGACGGGGCTGACCACAGAGCGGTCAAAGGCTCGTGCGATCTCATGAATTTCCCGTATGCGGTCAACTTCGTTGCGGTAACTGACAGCGAATTGCTGACCGTTTCTCATGGCAACCGTGAGAACAAAGGGATATTCTGACCGCTGACCCTTACTACTCGTGACAGTAACAATGTCTGCGACATTGAGAAGGGTTCCGTTGAAATTGTAAAGCATGGGTTCACTTCCTTTTCTTCATCGCTCTCGCCAGCACCAAGGCGGCGCAGTCCTGAGAGTCTTCGTCCCACCATGCACACCGCTGTTTCTGGCAGGGGCAGAGGGGAATGTCTTCGGGGCAACTCATAGACAACGGGCAGATTTTCTTCTCACTCTCCATCGTCTACACCCCCCCC